CTTATACGATAATATAGCTGAGTTAGTATCAGATAATTGGATAGGAGGAGGTATATCCACAACTACCTCTGGAACTGCAATAGCCGGTGGCAGTAACTATTTTGCTTATTTACAATTACAGCTTAGAGAGCATATGCCCGATACAGGTACAAGTTTTCGTTTTACAACTTCTGCTGGCAGCAACTTCGGCTGGACTCTAGATTTTGCTTCAGGGTTCAGATTAAAAGACGAATACACAACTACGGGAGATTGTTCTAGCGAGTGGTTTATCCAACAAACCAATAGTACTACAAAATTAGGAGATTTGCAAAATACTTCAGCACATGAAACTCAAACAATTTTTGGATTGACAGAGACTGTTTTTGCTGGAAACTCTTTTCCAGACAGTTTAGGGGATGTTACATACGGATTTAGACTTAGAAGAACTGCTAGTGATGGGGGGCTGAACAGCCCGACTCTAACTATAGAAATTCTTGAAAATAGTCTTGTGCAACATACAGTAGCAGCAGATGTTACATATAATCGAGTAACTAACAAACTTAGACTTGGAGAAGGCTTTCAAGGAAGTAATAGTACTGATATTGAGAGACAAATTATTACAGGGGGGGACACCGTAAGTAACGCAGCTACAGCCTCAGTATCCGGAGGTTGGTTTTTTAGAATTGATAGGGAAGGTACCGGTTCTGGGAATATAAAATATTATCTTAATAATCAATTAATATTTACTACTACAGCAACTAGTACCGGTACTATAAGACCGGCGGTTTATAACTCTGTTGTAGGTTGGTCTATTTATACTGATGGTATGGATGGTGGGGTTTATTGCAAAAAGTGGGCTACAAAAGAAGACGACTATTGGGTTAGGATAGGAACTTCTGGTAGTTCAGATGGTTCTTTTGATAGCAATTTACTTATTATTTCTGGAAGAAATAAAGATGCTTTGAATGTAAGAATAAACGGTACTCTTGTTACTTGGGTAGATGACTGTTTCAAAGGTACTTTAAATGCTGGAGAGTGTTCTCTTTTCCCAGAAGAGGGCTACTTAAGATTTTCTGCATCCGACAGTGGAAGTACTGTAACTACGGGAACAGAGGGTATTAACTATTTAGTATTACCATAAGGAATTATCATGGCTTTAGGAATAGATTTAGAGACTAGTCCGCCTACTTTTATAAACCCAGATAAAAATGTATCTAGAAAAATAGAGATTAATGCTAGACAATACAAGGTTAAGGGTTTTGAACTAAGAGCAAAAGCAGGATTAAATCCGATTACAGAAAAATTAACTCTTAATTTTAATAACAGAAGTAGGCAAGAGATAGACATTCTCACCTCTTTTTTACAAGAGAGGGAGGGCACTATAGCATTTTCTTTAACCTTACCCTCCGCAGGAGCAGGAGAAGAAACAATACAAGTAGTTTGTGAAGATTTTACTCAATCTTATTTTACAGAAAATAGTGCTTATTCCTGTACGGTAAATTTAAGAAAAATTAATGTTCCAACTTTTAACGGTGCAGTGACATGACAGATATTATAAAAACAACTCAACTACAAGACCCGGGATCTGCCCTTGTAACTTTATATGAGTTAGAATACTCTGAGGGAGCTTTCGCTTATTTTTACGCTGGAAAGGCAGAATATGACGGTGTAACTTTAGAAAATATTCGTTTTAGAGAGTGGAGGGCTCAATATGGTTTAGGAGCAGAGATAGAATACGCAGCTATACCTATAGAGGCAGAAGGATTTGACATTGCATCAGATGGAGCTATTTCTAGACCTATTTTAAGTATTGCAAATATGGGTACTGTGCTATCTGATGCTGTTGGAGGACTAAGACCCGAAGAATTGATAGGTTCAAAACTAACAAAAAGAACTACTCTTGAAAAGTATTTGGTGGGAGGTTCTTCCGATGTAGGCCCAGGGCTAGCTCCTATAGAGTACCCAAGAACTGTTTACTATATAGATAGAATTAAAGAAAAAAATATAATTAAAGTAACTTTTGAGTTAGCGGCCCCTTTTGATTTAGAGGGGATAAAACTTCCAAAAAGAGTTGTAGTTGGGGGAGCATGCCCATTTAAATATAAAGAAGCAGCAAGATCAAGACCAAGAAATACTAGGACTGGAGGCTGCGATTGGGAAAGCAAATTTTTAGAATATAGTGATGTTAATGGGATTGCACTATATGTAAATGAGTTAGATGAATATGTTTTAAATATAACGGCTTTTTCCAACTATACTGGTTCCGAGGCTGTGGGAGATTTAGTAAGAACAGCAGAAAACCTAGATAGATTTAGTACAGATGGTCTTACGATAACTCCTGTATCTGACTATAGCTATTGGCAGGCTTTAACTGCTTTTCCTCCTACTCCATCAGATACTGATAAAACTAATTGGAGAAGAGTTAGAGCCTATAAAACTTATTCTGTAGGAACAACTTATTATGGCTATAAAAACAAAAGATTTAATGAATATGTACTAGATTCCGGAACTTTATGGAGAATAAAACTATATTCAGTAGATACTAATGTAGTAAATTCTTTACAGGAAGGAAGGTATTGGACAATTGGGGATCGTTGCGGCAAAAAAATAACTTCTTGTTCATTAAGATATCATGCAATTCAGTTAAATGCTACAGACGTCCCCAGCACTAGTCTGAGAAAGACTGAATACTTAAGATTTGGTGGGTTTCCTGGTGTACAGCAAAGAAGATAAAGAAATAGTAGAATATTTTATAGATTGTTATCCAGAAGAGGGTTGCGGAATATTATTAAACCAAAGAGGAAAACTAAAATGGGTTCCTTGTACTAATGTAGCTGAGGATAAAGAAAACTCTTTTAAAATAGATCCAGGTGAATATATTAAAGCAAGTTTATCTGGAGAGATATATGCTATAATTCATAGTCATCCGGATTCTACCGAAGGTCCGAGTGAAAAAGATATTGCAACAAGTAATTTTTTAAATATTCCTTATATAGTTTTTACAATACCAGAGTTAAAAAAATTTACCCATGTACCTAAGTATAAAGAAGCCCCTCTACTAGGAAGAACATATGAGTTTGGAAAAAATGACTGTTATTCTTTAGTTCGAGACTATTATAGAGAAAAGTTAGGCATTATACTTCCAAGTATAGAATTTGAAGATGATTGGTGGGAAAAAGGATTGAATTATTTTGATGATTTATATGAATCATTTGGGTTTATAGAAGTAGAAGAGCCAGAAGTCCATGATGTAATTACATTTAATGTTTATTCAAATATCCCCAATCATTGTGGTATTTATTTAGGCGAAGGTTTATTTTTGCATCACGCAGAGAATAGACTTTCTTGTAGAGAATCTATATATTCCGGGTGGAATAAGTATATAAAAAGGTATAACAGATGCAAACAGTTCGTTTAGTTGGAAATATTGCTAAATTTGGAGAAGTTTGGGAAACTAATTGTAGTAATATCAGAGATATTTTTAAACTTATAGAGTGTCAAACTAAAGGGTTTAAGCAATACTTAATAAATGCCGATAAACTAGGAGTAGCGTATGAGATTAAAAAAGGTAAGGACATTTTAGAAAATCCTGAAGATCTTCTATTAAAAACTATAGATAATGAAGAAATTATTATAGTAGAAGTACCAGATGGAGCAAAAAAAGGTTTAAAAATATTAGCGGGAATTATTTTAGTAATAGTAGGGATTGTTTTTCAACCATTAGCCCCGTACTTAATACCGACAGGCATGAGTCTTATTTCTCAAGGTATTACGGAACTCACCGCTCCAGGCCCAGAGACAGAGAACGAAAATGATCAAAGTTATTTATTTGATGGTCCAGTAAATAATATAACCCAGGGGCTACCTGTTCCAGTACTTTATGGAGAACTAATAGTAGGGGGAGGAGCAATTTCTGCATACTATTCTTCAGCACCTGCAGTAATAAGGGGCGATGTTGTAGAGGGTACAAACACTACTACTTCTCAAGGTAATAGTGCTCTTAATTTTAATGGCGGAGAAGGATCAAATCCTCCAGTAACAGAAAACTCTTTTAATTTTTCTACCTCTTTAGCTGTAAACCCTGTATTAACAGGTCAAAGTTTAATAGATGATGGAGTATTTATAGTTAGTACTCGAGGAGTGTAAAATGGCTTATACAGAAAAACAATATGGATATATAATAGACTTACTTTCTTGTGGAGAAATAGAAGGTTTAGTTGGCGGTATGTCTGGTATTTATTTAAATAGTACTTCATTACTATCCAAAACAAAGTATAATACTTTAAGGGGGGTTGCTGGAAAATGCTCAGCATCAGGAACTTCTGTAACTAATGCAAATGGATTATTTGCCAATATAAACTTTGATGAAGGAGATAGGTACTTACAAATTTTTGGTACAGGAACTCAAACCACCACCACTAATATATTATATAAAGGAGCTACTACTGTAAATGTAACCGCTACTTCATTTTTCGAAGAGAAATATACCTTGAATTATACTGGAACGGATTCTGTAGCCGCTAGTGATTTTTTAAAGCATATTATAAGAATTAATGGAGCTGGTATAGACGGTAAAGACTATGTTGGAATTATCATAGGGCTAAATGGTACTTCTGGAAACTCTGTAGATATATATCCACCTATAGAAACTCCCAGACCTGCAGGGATTATAGTTACGGTAGATGAAATAACAAAATTAAGCACTTCAGGTTTGACAGATGATTCTTGTACACTAGTAAGTGCAATTTCTACTAGCGTCACCGATGCAAATTGTAGACTTTCTCCAGCAGTTCAATATCCTTCTTCCACTACACCTTCTGTCAGTTATGACGACACATACGGTTATGTTCAAACAGGTACGAGATATCAAAAACCTTTAGAAGTAATGAACAGGGGTGCAGGAGCCCCCTCTGCTTCCGTTATTATAGGTAATGGTAGTGATTTACTAAGATCCTCCTATGCTGGAGGAAGTCAGAATCCTATAAAAATTAATGGAAATACTTTTAATTTTAGTCAATATTCCTATACAGAGATAGATGCTGTAAAAGTAGCTGTAGAATTTCCTGCGGGTTTGAGGCACCAGGGAAGAGAGGGAGAATCCAGAACAACGTATGTAGAATTTCAAATTATTTTAAACTATACAACAGATACAGGAGGAACTCCGACTACCCAATCTAGACTTATATATGGAAAAGACTATGGCACAGGAGCGGGAAACGGTGGTGCAAAATTTGCAAATAATATTCCTTCATGGCCGTTTACTACAGATGTCAAAGGAAATGCTGCTAGTAATTTAATTAATTATGCTCATAATAATTATGGGTACGGCGGTAGTAGATATAGTTCTGGTGTTGTTTCTGGTAAAAATAAAAATAGTTCATTTTTAAAAGAATTTACTATAAATTTAGATAGGTACAAACCTTTTAAAGATTGGGAAATAGAAATAAGAAGGCTTAGTCCAGAAGTTTTAGGAGAGTATTGCCCCTCAGATAATGTTTTTATTGCTAATTGTCTTATCAAAAACGTCACTGCATACATTTTTGATAAATTCTCTTACCCATTAACAGCGTATGGGGCGGTAAGTTTTTCTGCTGAAGATTTTCAACAACCTCCGACCAGAGCTTATCATTTAAGGGGTATGAAAATAAAAGTACCGACCAACTATTTTCCTAGAGATGAAGTGGGTAGCGTAGGCGCATTATACACTAGACAAAAGGGTACAGGATTAGATGCTGGTACGTATCAAACTTGGGATGGCTCTTTTAGAGGCGACGAAACTTTAGCTGTTACTGATATAAATGCCTCAAAAGTTTATTGTAATAATCCTGCATGGGTTTTTTATGATATCTTGACAAATAAAGAATATGGGCTAGGAGAATATTTACAAGAGGATGAAATAGATAAATATACCTTGTATCAAATAGCTAGATATTGTGATGAACTAGTTGATAATGGAAAAGGGTCTGAAGAACCCAGATTTACTTGTAATGTTTATTTAATAGGCAGGGAAGAAGCATATAAGGTTTTAAAAGATTTAGCAAGTGTTTTTAGAGGTATGATGTATTGGATAGACGGATCTATAACTCCTGTACAGGATAGACCTAAAGAACCTGTCTATACTTTTAATTCATCTAATGTAAAGGACGGATTATTTAGTTATACATATACCGGAAGCAAGAGTAGGGTTAATCAAATTAATGTAAGGTGGAATAATCCAGACGAATTTTATAAGCAGACTATATTAACAGTAGAGGATACTGGCGATGTTGCCAAACAAGGAAAAATCGTTTCTAAAGATATTGTAGCATTTGGCTGTACCTCAGAAGGACAGGCAAGAAGAGTAGCGGAATGGCAGATAGCTACTTTATTGAACGAGACCGAAATTGTAAGTTTTGTCACTTCTATTAATGCTTCTTTTCTTAGACCCGGAGAGATAATTAATATACAGGATAAGGACAATATAGGAATAGAATCTAGTGGCCGTGTAGCTGCTGGTTCAACCTCTACGGTTATTAATTTAGATAGGGTAATTAGTTATCCTGGCGGGAATGCTGGTGACTGCGTTTTATATTTAATATTTCCAGAACCTGGAATTTTCTTAGCCCAAGATTCAGTTACATTAAACGGACAACCATATACTAGAGGAGCTCTTTTAATAGAAGATAATGGAGGCAATCCCATATCTACTTTAGAAGATTCGATAAATTTAGTCGATAATCAGGGAGCTTATGTAAGTACGACATATTCTAATAATACTAGAGTAGAAGTAAAAAGCATAGATGGAGTTTTGAGTGCTTTGAATCAGGTAACAGTACAAGGAGCTTTTAGCGCTGCTCCAACCGTAGATGTTGTGTGGGCTGTAGGACGAAAAACAGACACAACCACTGAGGAGATAAAAGAATATAGAATTTTAAGTATTTCAGAAGATAGTGAAACTGAATATAGTATTACAGCCTCTAATTATTATCCCGAAAAATTTGATGAAATTGATGTAGATCCTCCAGTATATACTACAACATATATACCTGTATCTGGAAGATTAGACGATGTCCCTTCGCCAACAGGTCTTTCTGTTCAAATGGTTCCCGAAGCTAGAACATCAACTTTTGGTAATGCAACAGGTCAAAAAGTAATTATTTCCTGGGTATCTCCGACAGAAGACTATACGGATAGTCAGGGATTGACTACTACCATTCCATATAGATTTTTATCGACATTTGAGCTACAGCATAATTTTACAGAGGTAGAAGGACTAAGTACTTTAAAAACGGAAAGAGTACCAGGGAACACTACATCTTTCTCTGTATCTGGGGTTTCCGAAGGTTTTTATAGTGTTAGAGTAAGAACGGTTAATGATTTAGGAATAAAATCTCCCTGGGTACTTATTAGAAGATTTGTATCTTTAAGCCCGGCGGGAAATTCCAGAATTAATTCTATAGCAGTTGGAGGAGTTATTTCTGGAGACAGTTTTTCTTTTGACGAATCAACGGGAGTGGCAACTTTAGGGGGAAATAGATATAGTTATACAGCTCCATCAGGAGAAAGATATGAATTTTCAACCCCTGTAGCAGCGCCCGCTAAAGAGGAAGATTTTAGTGCTATGGGCTTTGATGAGACTAGTTACTTATATTTTGATGCTTCTGATAGTGAGGATACTACTCATCCATGGAAAGCCGTACAAGTATATACAGACAATATAGTTCAAGATACTTCAGGAAGTCCTTTAAGAAGAACATATTTAGTTCCTTTAGGGTATACCGGTACAGGACTAGAAACTTCTAGCGGTACAGTATCCACCTCCATAGGATCTTCAGAAGTAGTCGGTGTAGGCACATCATTTACAACAGAGTTTTCTTTAGGAGATTTAATAAAAACTTCTCCTAATGCTAATCCAGATTTAGAACAAATAAATTCAGAGTATAGAACAATCATAGCTATAGATAGCGATACTAAAATGTACGTAAATATTCCTTTTCTTCGTACTCTAAATGGTGGTTATTTATTTGGACAAGAATTTCGACCAGAAGTTTCGAGAGATGCTATACTAGGAAAAGTAGATACGGTATCTTCAAGCCCAATTAGATGGCAACTAGAATTATATATTAATGGTAAAGGTCCTATAGGAGAAAGCGGACAAAATGTAGGTATTATAGCCACCGATTATTCTATTGTTTATGATCAATCTGGGTCTAATCCTTCTTATGAGCCAAGTCCTGATGACCCTACTTCCATCGGAATAGAAACAAGATCTACAACAATATTAGATCCAGAGTATAGATATACTTTAAATGGCGTAGCTGTAACTAATCCGGAGTATACTACTAACCCTTTCTATTTATATCCAGTGCCAGCTACATGGTCTCAGGGAGCTGATGTAATTAAAGTAGAGGTTAGAAATATTGGGGAAACTAATGTAGCTTTACAAGATGGACTTTCAATTGTTAGGGTTAAACAAGGTTCAGGAAATTTAACTGGAGTTTTAACTAATCCAAATCAAACTATAAACACAGACTCTTTCGGAAAAACTTTTGAAAGTAATTTTGTAAATGCTTCAGGGGGCTGGGAGGTATTTTTTAGTGGACAAGATGTTTCAAACACTGCCTCATATTCTGTAGTTGGGGGAACCTCCGCCGCTGGAAACAGTAGCAAAACCCAGAATGGATTAACGCTAGTTGTTAGTGAAACTACGGGAGAATATGATTTATTTCAATTAGATCCTCCTACTAATTATAATATTTTAGCGACAGTTGGAAGTTCAAGCTCTAGTGGGTATAGTTTAACACCCTCTACTACTACCATTAAAGAAGGAGTTAATTTTAGTTTTAGTGTTTCTGGGTCTCCCAGTACTTCCGTTTATTTACAGTTTGTTCATGTAACTACTTCAGACCTTGATTTTACTGCAACTCCTCCACTTTCAGGAAGCCGACAGCAAATTAATTTAGATACTGGAGGTAATGGTACTTCTACTACTTTTACTACTGCTATAAACTTTGATACTACTAATGAAACTTTTTATGCTGAAATATATGATGCAGCATCTAATGGGACAAAACTAGCTACTTCTTCTGTTATAACTATTACTAAACAAACTTTTAATTTTTCAGTTAGCAGTAACTCCCCGTCTGAAGGAACCACTTTTACAGTTCACCTTGAAACAGATAATACAAATGTTTCTACTATGTATTTATCTTTTGACTCCCCTGTAGGAATAACTACAGCAGACTTTTCTAATCCTAATTACGGTACGAATGCTCCTATAGATGGGGTAGTGGCTAGGACCGCTATTACCTTAAGCTCTGGTCAGCAAGATTATACTATTGATATTGCCTCAGACGGAGCAGATTCTGGAGAAAGTTTTGTTCCCGCTATTTATGGAGCTGCTTCAGGAGGAAGTTCTTTATCTTCTCTGGGAACTGTAAATATTCAAGATACTGGAACAGCTTCGGGAACAGCTCAGATTGCTACAACTAGTTATTTTGCTACTGAAGAAGCAACACAAGCAGGGGTTAATTATACTGCTTCTGTAACACTTAATTTCTTAAGAAGCGGTGACTTAAGCAGAACTGTAGTAGGTTTCTGTAATGATTTTCCAGCTACAGATGACTGGCTTCCGGTTGCAGATAGAGCTTCTGATATTGGGGACTTATATGAAATTAAGTGGGTATTAAATTCTGGAGACGCTCCATTTGCAAGCTGGGCTGAAAATACTTGGGCAAGTTTACAATACACTAGACAAATAGGGTCTTTAATAGTAGGTAGTAGGTATGAACCTGATGGCCGTTCCTCTAATGTAACTATTTCAATAAGAAAAGCGGGAGCTGGCAGTAATGATTGTTCTGTATCTGTAAGTTTAAGCTCTTTTGTAGGCCCGTAAGGAGAAATATATAAATGGCAACTATAACTCAAAATGTAGAAACTTTTGATAAAATTACTTTAGTTTTACAGGCAGGAAGCGGTTCAACTGTTTCTTTTAGCTCAGAAACTAATTGTACAGTCAACCCTAAAGGTACTCAAAATAGTCCGGGTACATACACTGTTACTAATTTTAGTGGAGGATCTTATACTGCTTCTTTTACAGACGAAGCTTCAGGAACCTTAGATGTGACAGGTTCCATATCTTCTACTGGTGCTTGGGTTTCGGATACAGAACAATTTGTTTTGAGGGCGGAGTATAATTCTCAACCAGTAGACTTAAAATATACTGTAGTTAAGTCTAAGGACGGTTCTATAGGATCCGATGGTAGCGCAGGTTTACAAGTAACTAATGGAATTGTTTATTACAATGTAGCTTCTGTTTCTGCCCCTAATGGGGGAGTGGCTCCAACAGCAGATAGTTATAATTTTTCTACAAACTCTTTTACTAATTTATCTGATGCAAATTGGGTTCTAGAAAGACCTACTATTACTGCTTCGAATGCAAATAAT